TGACCTTGCTGAAGATGCAATTGGCAAGGGCATGACTGTTGAACAATTCCGTGGTGTTCTTCTGGACGCTATTGGCGAAGGCAAGCCGCTTGAACAAGCCGCTTCACACGTTGATATGTCAGAAAAAGAACAGCGCCAGTATTCATTCATGAACGCTGTACGCGGTGTTGTAAACGGTTCTGGCCTTCACGGTTTTGAACGTGAAATCAATGATGAGATCGCTAAAAACGTTGGCCGTGCGGCTCGCGGTTTTTATGCTCCAGATTTCTTCTGGAACGGCAAGCGTGATCTTACTGCTGGCACAAACAGCGCTGGTGGTTTCTTGAAGCCAACTGATCATATGGGCAACCAATTCGTTGATGCTCTGCGTTCACGTTTGGTCATGAATGATTTGGGCGCACGTTTCATGTCAGGTCTGAAGGGCGATGTTGCCATTCCTAAACTGGCAACTGGCGTATCTGCTGGTTTTGTTGCTGAAAACGGCGCAACATCAGAGGTAAACGCAACATTCGCACAGGTCACAATGTCACCAAAGTCATTGGGCGCGTTTACTGACGTATCACGTTTGCTGATGATCCAGTCTGATCCATCAGTTGAACAGATTGTCCGTGACGATCTTCTGAACAGCATTGCACAGAAGATTGAAGACGTTGCCATTGAAGGTGGCGCTTCTAATGAACCTACAGGCATCACACAAACAACTGGTATTGGTGCGGTTGAAATCGCAACCAACGGTGGCAACCCAACGTGGTCAACCATCACCGATCTGGTTAAAGAAGTTGAAGTTGATAATGCCGCTATCAATGCAAACACATTGGCTTATCTGACCAACCCAAAGGTCAAGTCAAAGTTGGCATCAACAGCGAAAGTTGCATCAACTGATTCAGTAATGCTTCTGGATGCACCGTGGGATTCACTGTATGGCTATCAGATGGCTGTGACCAATAACGTGCCTTCAAACCTTACAAAAGGTTCAGGCACAGGTCTGTCAGCAATGATCTTTGGTGATTTCTCACAGTTGATGATCGGCTTCTTCAGCACCCCTGACGTCTTGATTGACCCTTATACTGGTGGTTCATCAGGCGCAGTACGCATCCGCGTCATTCAGGAATGTGACGTTGCCGTGCGTCATGCACAGTCATTCGCTGTCTGTGACGACATCACTGCATAATTTAGTTGGGGGCAGGGCAACTTGCCCCCAATTCTCTCATTGGAGATTTACAGATGAAAATTAAAGTTTTACGTTCAACAAAGATTGCTGGTCAGACTTATGCGGCTGGTGATGTTGCAGATGTTGAAAATCATATTGGTTTTGAAATGATCGCTATGGGCAAATGTGAAGCGCATGAAGATGCCGCACCAGTTGTTGAAGATCGTTCAGTTGGCTTAACAACTAAATCAGCAAAAAGCCTTTTAAAGCGTGGTTCTAAGAAAGCAAAATAAATGGCCGTTGAAAGCGCAGATGACCGTACAATCTTCTTTGATGTTGATGACTTTGGCACAGCCGCAACTTACACGCCATCAGGCGGCGCAGGGGTGACTGTCAATGGTATCTTTGACAATGACTTTATTGAAGTTGATGGTGGTGGCGGTGTTGGCTTTGCTATGCAACAACCCCGCTTTGTCTGTAGAACTGCTGACGTTTCTAGCGCAACAGAAGGTGATGCACTTAGCGTATCAGGAACAATCGTTCAAGATGATGGCACTGGATTAACAACCCTTATTTTGGAAAAAGACTAATGGCGCACGTTAGAAAACAAATCCGTGACGCGATTGTCACCGCTTGCACAGGGTTGACCACCACAGGCAATAATGTATTTAGAAACCGTGTCTTTCCATTGGAAGGCGGCAAGTTGCCAGCGCTTTGCATTTTTACTAAGTCTGAAGTCATTGATTATGATACAATGACACGATCAAGATCAGTCATGCGGCGTTTAGAAGTTGCTGTTGAAGCATATGTAAAAGCCACGGCTAATTATGATAATACGCTGGACACAATCAGCGTACAGGTTGAAGAAGCATTGGCTTCTGATGTGACGTTAGGTGGTCTGTCAAAAGACTTGAAGATCACTGCGTTTGAAGCGGATTTTGACGGTGGTGGTGAACAGACTGCCGCCGTTGGGCGCTTCACTGTTGAGGTTCTTTATAGAACCGCCGAAAATGATGTTGAAACTGCCGCTTAATCAGGAGATTTAATTATGGCAACACATACTGGTTCAGAGGGAACTGTAAAAACTGGAACGGTTGGCAGTGATGACGCTATTGCTGAAATCCGTTCATTCACCATTGAAGAAACCGTTGATACAATCGAAACTACATCAATGGGCGATTCTAGCCGCACATATTCTGTTGGCCTTAAGACATTCACTGGCACAATTGAATGTCACTTTGATGAAACTGACACAACTGGTCAGGGCGCATTTACATCAGGCGCAGAAGTCACTGTGACTTTCTATCCAGAAGGCGCTGATAGTGGCGACACATATTTGTCAGGCACAGCAATCATTACTGGCGTTTCAGTCAATTCATCATTTGATGGTTTGGTTGAGCGTTCATTTACATTGCAGGGCGATGGCGCATTGACCATTAGCACGGTTGCCTAATGCGGTTGGCAGAACGCATCGCTGAACGGCGGGAACAAGCGCGGCACGTTATTCATTGCCCTGAATGGGGTGATGATGACGCGCCGTTGGCTATCTATTCCGCGCCAATTACAGCAGGTGACATCAACCGTTTACAGAAGCGCCACAAGGGGTTTCTGGACAACATGACAGTTGAAGGCATGATTGATCTAATCATCATGAAGGCTGAAGATCAGGATGGCAAAAAAATCTTCACATTAGAAGACAAGCCGATCTTGATGCGGGAGACTGTTGGGGTGATTGCTGACGTTGCGGGTAAAATGTTTGCTGGCATTGAAAGCGTTGAGGATCACGAAAAAAACTAAAAAGCGATCAGTTAAGGTTGAACCTTATGGCTTTGGCTGATCGGTTGCACAAAACACAAGCAGAAATTGAAGACTTGTCTTTGTCTGAAATGAATGAATGGTTTGCATATTTCAAGGTGGTAGAAGATGGCCGATCAAAATCTTAAAATCCAGATTACGGCGATTGATAAAACTGCTAATGCTTTCCGTAAAATTCGCGGGGCGTATCTTCAGAACAATTAAATAAAGGTCTTGAGCGCTTCAGCAAAAACATTTCTGAAGCCAAAGATGGCATTGGCGTTGGCTTGCGTTCATTTGAAGCATTGGGCATTGAGGTGCAAAAGGCTGATGGCAGTTTACGGCCAACAACCGAATTGCTTGATGAAACTGCTGACCGCTTGCAACAGATTGAAGACCCTGCCCAGCGCGTTAGGATAGCGCTTGATCTATTTGGCCGTTCTGGTGCTGGCCTTGTAAATACACTGATGGAAGGTTCTAGCGGTGTTAAGGCGCTAGGTGATGAATTTGATAAGGTCACCTTAAAACTGACAGGTGAACAAGCCGAAGCGGTTGAAAAAGCGAATGATCTTTTTGATAAATTAGGAAGAACACTAAAATCAATTGGTCAAGCAATAACAGCCGCGATTTTGCCGCCATTGGCAAAATTATCAAATTTTATTGTTGTGACCGCTTTACGCGCAGTTGCATTTTTGACTGAAGCGTTTGAAGGTTTCTTAAATGCAGTCATTGATGCTAATAACGCAATGGCTGATTTTATTCCTATTCTTATTAAAATGGATCGGGTTGATTTTGGTGGCACATCACAAGAAATTGCTGATCTAGCCGCCGCTTTAGAAAAGACTGGATCAAATACTAAATTGACTGCTGATGGCACAAATAAGTTTTTGATTGAAAACAATCAAATACCGCCATCTGTACAGGAAAGCACCAATGCTATCAAAGACCAGACTAAGGCTTTGAAAGAAACACAAGAAACAATGGAAGACGTTGCTGATCGCGGTTTTGGGCGTTTAGGTGATGCAATTGCAGATATTATTACTGGCACAGCATCAGCCAAAGATGCGTTCCGTTCACTGGCTAATTCTGTGATCCGTGATGTTGCGCGTATGTATTCACAGCAGTTTATTAGTCAGCCATTGATGGCGGCATTTTCTTCAGCGATTGCACCAACACCATCATATAATCTGCCATCAGGATATAGGGCAATGGGTGGTCAGGTGACTGCTGGTCAGCCTTATGTGGTTGGTGAACGCGGTGCTGAAATGTTTGTACCATCATCAAGCGGCACGGTTGTTCCAAATAATAAGTTGGGTGGCGGTAGTGTCGTGGTCAATCAAACCATCAACCTTTCTGCTGGCGTTTCACAGACCGTCAAGGCCGAAGTCTTAAATATGATGCCAGAGATAGCAAAC